TATCATGCAGCGCATGGTAATTCTGAAATCCGCTTCGCTTACGTCACCCCCCAAAAGGTCGGGGTCTACAAGCTTGAGGACCCGCGCAGTCACCTAAGCCGGGTTGTGAGCGTTGCAAACTCGATTGAGCGGTTTTTGAGCCTGTCAGATGACGGCGCGGCACTGACAGCCTCGCTCTCCCCTGACTTTGACAGCTTTTACTGGAACGATCCTGGCGCGCAAGCAGCCGCCCAAGAGATCTGGGGCCTTGCCCCCGAGGCCGCGCCGCAGGCCTGACAAGCGGCACCTCACATGTAATAAGGAAACAGGATTATGGGTTTTATGACTCCATCTGCCACTGGCGCAGATTTTAAGGTGTTTATCTCGTTCAACGCTAAGGCAGGACGCTGGTACACCAAGCGCGATGGACAGGACGAACCGCAGTTCGAGGTCACTGACATGACTGCGGTGTTCGACATGCCGGGCTTGCAGACAGGCTGGTTTAAGTTTGCCGCAAATGTCGCCCCGGAAAAGGTGATGGACCCGTCGTTCAGCGAGGCTGCATCCAATCCGGGCCAGGACTTTAAGCGTGGCTTTCAGCTCGATCTCTACTCCGAGAAGAACCTGCTGGGTTTGCGCGAGTTCAGTTCCACCGCCGGCATTGTGATCGAGGCGATGAACAGCCTCTATGATCTGTGGATGGCGGCGCCCGAGACGGCGACCGGTAAGCTTCCGGTGGTGCGCTGCGTTGGTGTCCAGCCGGTTACCAACAAGCACGGCACCAACTATCAGCCCAAGTTTGAGATCGTCGGGTGGACTGACCGGCCAGACGCGTTCGGTGATGCTGGGCTGCCTGCACCTGCAGCAAGAGCAGCCTTACCGGTTGCTGCAGCCGTTACCGCAGGGCCGGCCGCGCATATGCCGCCGCCGGCTACGGCCGCAATGACACCTGTGTCGGCGCCAGCCCCTGTAGCTGCAGGCGCGCCACTGTTCTGATCAATTCTGGAACGGTGCCGGCTGCCTCAAACCCGGCCGGCACCTTCCATGCAACTTCGAGTGTAAACATGGCCTCTGTAGTGCAAGCAATGCTGGAACCGGACAGCCGGGCGATCAAGGAGCACATTGATGCGCTGTTTGCCCCTGCGTGCGAAGAGTACGCCGCCGGGCTGATCGAACTGCGCTACGGCTACGCCGCTGCGCTCGACCGTCATGCCTATTTCAACTTGCGGGATGAGGGGCGCGTTGAAGCAGCAGCATTTGCCGCCGGTCGCAACCGTGAGGGCTGCAACGTCTACGTTGGGGTTAATCCGCGCAAACCGTCGATCGATCTGAAGCGCGCAGCCAGCGACAAGGATGTTGAAATCGCGTTCTGGCACTTTGCCGATCTCGACGACGCAGGCGCTATCGCTTTGGCGCAGCAGCGCCTCAACGCGCTGCCGCCTGCCATGTCGGTGACGACCGGCACGACGCCCCACCGCAGAGCACATCTCTATTGGCTGCTGGACGCAGCAATCGGCAATATGCCGGCATGGGTCGACCGTCAGCGCGGTGTTGCTCAGGCCCTTCAAGGCGACAGTGTTATTAACCCGTCACGGATCATGAGACTGGCAGGAACTGTCAACTTCCCAGCTCCTCACAAGCTCCAGCGCGGGTACCGGGTCGAACTGACCGCACTGCGCACTGTTTATGAGGACGAACGGCCCCCTGTGAGCCCGGAGTGCATCGCAGCGGCCTATCCGTGGGCGGGTCCATCATCTGTAAACAGTAAAAATCCGGCACCCACCCAAACCACTCTGCAAGCGATCCGCAAGACCCGGGTCGAGGATTTGCTGGCGGCCTGTTGTTCAGGCCACGAATGGCACAACAACATGATCCGATTGGTCGCGCACATGGCAAGCGCGGGTCGAACCAGCGCCGAGATCCTGGCGCTTGCCGAGCATATCACCCTGTCAGGTTTTACCGCTGACCAGACCCGCCGAGAGATGGCCGGTGCGCTGGCGAGCGCCCGCAGCAAGTGGACGATACCAGAACCTGTGGACGACGGGGCTGCTGAAGATGTGGCGCGGGCGAATGACAGCGAAGATTTAGTCGTCGTTGACGCATTTGACTTTGTGGAAGTTGATATTCCTGTTCGCCCTTGGTTGGTTCCCGGTGCGGTCCTGTCGGGATACACACATATTCTCGCTGCCCCCGGCGGTACGGGCAAGAGCCTGTTCACCTTGCAATTCGCAATCTCGCTTGCCGCGGGGATCCAGTGGGGCGCGTTCACCCCGCGCCGTCGTTGCCGCTCCCTCATCATCAATGTCGAGGATGACCTCGATGAGCAGCGTCGCCGACTTGCCGCTGCGGCCAGGGTTATGAGCGTTGATCCGCAGACACTGCGCGGGTGGATTTATCTGGTCGACTCTTCCCAAGGCGTGGTTGTCGCCGCGCACGATCCGATAAAACGGTCACTTATCATGACCCCCGTTGCGGGCAAGCTCAGGGACTTTATCAAAAAACATGCCATCGACGTTCTCTGGGCGGACCCCTTCGCCGAGACGTTCGAAGGCGACGAAAACGACAACAGCGAGGTCAAGTGGGCCATGAAAATCTGGCGCGATGAGGTGGCCCGCGCCACCAAGTCAGCCGTATATCTGGTCCACCACACTACTAAGCACGCCGGCAACGGTGCGGGTGATGCCAATGTAATTCGGGGGGCTGGTGCCATCGTCAACAGCACCCGGATCAGCGCCACATTGATGCCGATGACGGCCGATGAGGCGACTGCCATCGGAGTGGAGCAAGCCGAGCGGCACCTTTACGTCCGGTATGACGACGCAAAAGCCAACCAATCGCTCAAGTCCGGCACGGCACGTTGGTTACGCAAAGAGACTGTTGTGCTCAACAACGGCGCTGGCCTGCAAGAACCCGATGAGGTTGGCGCGCTGGTCCCATGGATACCGCCAGATGCATTCGATGGCATCTCGCTCGCCTCCATCAGCATGGTCCTGGACCGTGTTGAAGAGGGCATGATCGACGCCACCGGAGCGGTCACAGGGGTGCGCTTCACTGCCTCCGCCAAGGGTGGCTCCAAGGACAGTGGCCGGTGGGTCGGCGGCCTGCTCATGGAGTTGCTGGGTATGAAGGAGGCCCAAGTGAAAAAGGTTATAGGGACGTGGTTGGCAACCGGTGTTCTGGTCGAACAAAACTATCATTGTCCAGAGCGGCGGCGGGATCGCGCGGGGCTTTTTGCACCTTACGACAAGCGCCCCGGAGCGACTTCATGACCGCGCCATATCGTAAAGTGATTTGGCGCAAATTAGGCGCAACCGATGCGCGCCAAATACCGGGAGCCCTTAAGGGTGGAGGGTTTAGCGCAAAGCGCGCCAAATGGCGGCGCGTTTTTGCGCACAACCCGCACACCACCCTTCGTAGGGGCTCCCGTTCGCTTCGGCACAGCAAGGGAGAATTGGCCTGTCCAATGAGCCATAAAACCTCGTTGTCGCAAGCAGTCGGAAGCACGGTTTTGCTTCAGTCGCAAGCCTGTCGGAAGGCGTCGGAAGCACGGTCGCAAGCTGTCGGAACGCGCAGTCGCTTACCCCCCATACCCCCTAGGGGCTTCCGACTGCGCTTCAGGCGCATCATCCGCCTTAATTTTAACAGAGAAAGGATGCCTCTCATGAAGGGCGCACCACCTACCCGTCATGGTCAGATCAGCGACCTGCAGGTCATCATCAACTGCGTCGACCAGCGTGGTCGTGAACTCGATCAGCACTGGGGCATCGGGCGGCTGCCCATGCTAGTGCCAATCGAGTGGGCGCAGCGGTTCCACGCACAGCACAAGCTGTTCAACGCGGCCGTGTGGGAGTTCGATCTGCGGCTTGTTCGCCAGCACGGTGAGGCGATGTTGCGAGCCTACGACAAGCTCGACCAGCTGGCACGCGAGGACAAGGGCGAACCGCTGCCGGTCGACCAGTGGGAGTTCGAGACGGAGCAAGGCCTCACCATCCTGATGCGGGACCTGCGCGATACCGGCCGCGCCCAGCGTCATGGCCGGCAGGCACAGGTCTGGGCGCTCGATGAAATCGCCAACGTGATCCGCTGCCACCCGATCCTCGCTGCCGCCAAGGATGCGTTCCCTGGTGCGCAGGTGGTGAGCATTCGGCCGAACAAAACAACGCTCCAGGAACTCGATGATGAGCTCTCGGATATTCCGTTCTGATGCCGGCCCTTCTGATGCCAGCCGCTGCGATGGAGGCGCCTGTGTCCTGAAACCCATCCCCCCAGACCGGACGACGGTGGTCCGTACCGCCAAGCACAAAACCACCGCCGTCCGCACCACGACCAATCTCACAAGGAGAACCATCATGGATATTCTTACTTTGCCTCTGCCGCTGCGCAGTGCAACCCCGCCGGCGACAAGCCCGGTCACTATCACCCGCGGCGCCGTGCTCGCCCTTGACCTCGGCACCAGCACTGGCTGGGCGCTGCAGACGGGCGGCGATTTTGTATCGAGCGGCACAGTGTCGTTCAAAAACACCCGCTTTGATGGTGGCGGCATGCGCTACCTGCGCTTGCGCCGCTGGCTGGAACAGCTCGACAGCGATACAGGGCCCATCGATGCGATCCACTTTGAGGAAGTGCGCAGGCATGTCGGCACAGACGCTGCCCATGTCTACGGCGGCCTGCTCGCCGTTCTGACCGCCTGGTGCGAGGAACATCTCGTTGCCTATCAGGGCGTCCCGGTTGGTACAATCAAGCGGTTCATTACCGGCAAGGGCAATGCCGACAAGGCGGCCGTCATCGCTGCCGTCCAAGCCAAGGGCTTTGCACCTGCTGATGACAACGAAGCCGATGCCATTGCCATTCTGCTATGGGCCATCGAGACCCGCGGCGGTGTGCGATGACCAGTTGGTCCATTCTCGGCCACACCGCCAAGGTGCTCGAAGAACGCCGCGACGATTACGGTGACCCGGCCGAACAGTTTCGTGCCATAGCTGATCGCTGGTCGATCACGCTGGGCACCCCAGTCACCCCGGCACAGGTCGCGCTGTGCATGATTGATCTAAAGCTTGTCCGGCTCGCTTATGATCCAGGGCACGTCGACAGCGTGGTTGATGTCATCGGCTATGCCGCGCTGCTGCGGGAGGTGCGCTGATGGGCATGACTTCGACAATCTACAGCCATGCCGGACAACGAGACGGCGAAGAACTCAAACGCGATGGCTGGCGCAGCGGCATCC